GAGGCCTTCGGGCCTCTTTTTTTATGTGCTATTTATAATAAAATCTATATTAATGGCTAATGTAACAATTTGGGATGGTAATGCGAATTTTAATTCTGGCAGTGCCACACCTTTCGGATTCTACGACAGTGATCTTGACTTTCAAAATGATGCTATAAAGGTAGCTAAATTTTGTGGTACTAGATTAGGGTACCCTTTAATGGACGTAGAACTACAAGATACATCTTTCTTTGCTTGCTTTGAAGAAGCAGTAACAACTTACGGTAATGAAGTATTTCAGTATAAGATTCGAGAAAATTACCTTAGCTTAGAAGGTTCATCAACTGGTAGTAGAATGAACAACCAATTAGTTGATCCAACTATAAGCAGGGTTATACAGATGTCTAAACATTACGGTACTGAAGCAGGAGTAGGAGGTAATGTTACCAAGTATTCAGGTTCATTAGATATTGTAGGAGGTAAACAAAGCTACGATTTAGATGCATGGTCAAAAGATAAAGGTATAGAAGGAGGAATAGAGATAAGAAAAGTCTTTCATGAAGCACCTCCTGCTATTATGAGATACTTTGATCCATATGCTGGTACAGGAACAGGAGTACAATCGTTAATGTCAGCATTTGACTTCGGTAAATTCTCCCCAGGTATTAATTTTATGTTAATGCCTACATCATATGACGTTCAATTACTACAAGCTATTGAATTTAATGATCAAATTAGAAAGTCAACATATTCTTTTGAGATAGTAAACAGTCAACTTACAATATTCCCAGTTCCTACTAGTACAGGAAGGTTATGGTTTGAGTATTATGAAAATCAAGATAAGAGTCAGGTCAATTATAACAATGCTACTGATGTTATTACCAATGTAGGTGAAGTTCCTTATACTAATCCTCAATATAGTAACATAAACAGTGTGGGTAGACAATGGATATTCAGATATGCATTAGCATTAGCAAAAGAACTATTAGGATACATTAGAGGTAAGTATACAACACTACCAGTACCGGGTTCTGAAGCTACTTTAAATCAAGCTGACTTATTAGCTGATGCTAGAACTGAAAAAATAGAGCTAATGACTAGCTTAAGAGAGATGTTAAACGCAACAGGTCGTTCAGCACAGTTAGAAGCACAAGCTAAAGAATCTGAAGATGTAGAAAACATCTTAAAATCAGTACCAATGGTAATATACGTAGGATAATGAAATTAATTCCACTACTATTAGAGTTAGACTATAAGACATTTGAAGCTATGGTACAAATACAGTACGGTGAAGATGGTCCTAAAGGGTATGATGATGCTATTAGAGCTTTACCTGGTGTAACCACAGTAACATTAGCTTCTGAAGATAGTGAATTGAAGGTAGCTAGATATAAAATAAAAATCATCACTCAAAAAGAAGCTATAGAAGCTTTTAAAGCATTTAAACTCAATATTAAAGAGAAATACAGTGATATAGTTTCAGTTAAGGTAGGAGAAGAAACAATTGAAGAAAAATAGCATATGAGATTCGGATCTGATAGAGATATAAGTTTAATGGTTAATATAGGTAGAGAACTTCTACATGATATCATTGAACAAGAGTGTTTATACCATAAAATTAGCTTAGAAGATACAGATGTTAATTTATACGGGGAATCCACTAGTAAATCTTACTGGAATGCAGTTAAACTGAATTGTTTAATAACTAGAGGTGATCAAGTAATTAGTATAGATGATTTCGGACCAGATTTAGGCAGAGAAGCATCATTCGCCTTTATTAAACAAGATTTAGTCGATACTAAAGTAGTTCCAGAGGTTGGAGACGTAATAGAGTGGCATAACGACTTCTATGAAGTAGATACTGTAAGAGAAAATTCACTTATGTTAGGTACTGATAATAATTATAACATTGGATCATCAACATCAGGCTTTGGACGTTCGATGTCTATCATAGTAGACTGTCATCTTACTAGAGCTGATAGAGTTGGTATAACAGAATCAAGATAACATGGACGAAAAGACACAAAAACAAAGAGAGTACCAAATTACTCGAGATACTGATTCAGTTAAGGTAAGCACGGTAGGTATACAGGATATAGATGAAGCTATTTTCTACTACTTTAACGAAGTACTAAAACCTCAAGTAACACAGAACGGAAAAACTATAAATGTACCACTAGTATATGGTTCTCCTGAAAGATGGGCATCAATGCAGAAGGATGGATACTATAGAGATAAGAATGGCAAGATGCAAGCCCCTATTGTAGTGTTTAGAAGAGAAAGTATAGAGAAAAATAGACAATTAGGTAATAAATTAGACGGTAATTCACCTCATAACTACGGTATATTCGAACAGAAGTTTAATAAGAAGAACGCTTATGATAAATTTGATATACTAAACAATAGAAAACCAGTTAAAACGTACCATGCAGTAGCAATACCCGATTATGTTAATATAACTTACTCATGTATAGTATATACAGATTATATGGAGCATAATAATAAGATTGTAGAAGGTATTAACTTCGCTTCTGACTCATATTGGGGCTCTCCTGATAGGTATCGCTTTAGAGCAATGATAGATACGTTTACAACCGCTACAGAATTAGTACAAGGTAATGATAGAATAGTTAAAACAACCTTTAATATAAAATTATTAGGCTATATAGTTACGGATGCCGTTAATGCACTTGCATTTAACACTAAAAAATTCTTTGATAAATCAGAATTTAAGATTACTCAAGAAAGTTCAGGTAAGCTTTAAGAGTTACCCCATATTTATATTAAAGGTGGTATCACCTCTGTTACATTAGAAAATTTAATAATAGAGAAAGTAATTCATGGCAGGATTCTCCACAGAACTTTCAGGCTCGGTAGTATTTAACTCCGGTAGTCTGACTCAAGCAGCACTTGTACCGTCGCTCAATGCATTGGCGCTTACAGGTTCTTTTAATATAACAGGTTCTAAGTTTACCTTTAACGGGACTAACGTAATGGACCGTATAGCTGCACTTGAAGCTGGTGGAACTAACAATGCATCAATACTTCCTCTTAATGCACACTCAGCATCTGTTAACTTATACACTGGTTCTCAGCTAGTAATTAATAATAACAATATAGTTGATAGTGCTTCCTTCGATAGTAGGATAGATACACTGAGATCTAATATAGGTACCAATACATCTGCTATTACAGACCTAGAAAACAAAACATATATATCAGCCTCTAGTCAAATAAGTGACTTTGGGTTTATTTCATCAAGTAATTCAAACTTATACTCAAGTTCACTCCAGCTATTAGAGGATGGATTTGTAACCGCATCGCTAACAGAGATTCCTGCCGGAACTATCTCTTCATCTGCACAGATAAGCGTACTAGGTTACATTACAGCATCTGAATCAGCTTCGTTTGCAACTACAGCATCGTATATCTCAGTAGATAATATTGACGGAATAGTCAATACGAGTATAAGTTCGTCGTATGCTATCACAGCATCCTATATAGACCCGTTATTTATATCAGCATCTGCAGCAGCAGCAGGATTTGGAGAAGGAGGAGACATAATACCAGCAGGTACTATCTCTTCTTCAGCACAAATTACTGGATTAGGGTTTATAACATCATCTACTGAGTTCGATATACAAGCTATTGGTAGGATTAATGCTTATACAGCTTCTACTAACCCTAGACTAGATAATTTAGAGAATTTTAGTTCTTCTCTTGATGCTACTTATGCATCTGATAGTGAATTAACAGTTTTATCTAGCTCTATTGTTAATACAATAAGTAATTTAACTAAAACAGATATAAGTTCATTAAATACATTTACTTCTTCTATTCAAAATGAGGTAGATGCATTAACAAACTTTTCTTCTTCTTTAGACCTTACATATGCATCAGATAGTGATGTCACATCCTTATCTCAATCAGCTCATATAGCTAGATTAAATATTACATCATCTGTAATAGATACTGGTTCAATTAATGATAGACTATCCTCTTTAGAATCAGTAACAGGATCATTTTCAACTGGGTCTCATACAAGTATAGGAGCTTTAAATAACTTTACAGCTTCATATTTAACAGATAGTGCTTCTTTTGATAATAGAATAAGTAATATATCAGTAGATACAAGCTCTTTAGACTCTAGATTAGATGATTTAGAAGCAGCTACAGGATCTTACCTAACATCTGAAACAGATTCACAAACTATATCTATAGTTGGCGATCAATTAACTATTTCTAGTGGTAATACAATTACTATTCCTAGTTCTAGTTTTACACCTACAGATATTAGCGCATTAAATGCATATACAGCATCTAATAGCCTAGATTCTGCATCATTCGATAATAGGATACTAAATATAACAAGTTCTGGAGGAGGAAATACTTCGTTTGACGGATCTAGAATTATATCTAACGATAAATTAGGAGCTTTATTCACAGACAGTGTAAATCCAGGTACATCAACAGTAACTGACTTTTTAGATGCTGTATTTTACCCTAACTCAGGACCTTCATTTACTAATAGTGCTAATTTCTCAGTACCAGAATTTACTAACAACGGTAGCTACCTAATAGGTACGTTAACTGCTACTGATCCTGAAGGACAAGCTTTAACTTTTAGTAAAGGAGATACATATACTGATAATTTAGTCAACATACAGTCTAACGGTCAAATAATACTTAACTCAGTACCTACTACAGGTACATTCAACACAGACGACAGAGGCGATGGTACTTTAGCACATAAAGTAGAAGTAAAAGTTGTAGATACTTTTAATTCATCTGCTACTACCGACATATATATTACATCAATAAGAAATACTGCTCCTAAATTTAGAAAAGATTCTGTAAACGGTATGGTGATTAATGGTGTAGTGCTACCAAGAACAGAAGCAAACGGAGCTACTAACAATTTATACAGAGTATACCTTTCTGATACAGAAGCAGATAATATTACAGTAGACTTACAACAAGATCCATCAGGACATTTTAATTTAACTCAAGTAGGTAACTATGTTAGGTTAGATCAAGTAACTAGTTCATTAGATTATGAAACTAAGACTAACTACTTGATGGCAATTACAGCATCTGATGAACACTACGAAGCAGGAAATGATTTCTTAGCGATAAATACTATGACTATACAGGTAGAAGTATTAGATAATAAGACTCCTACTATTGCTAGCCAGACATTAAATTCAATCTCAGAAAACTCTAGTAATGGAGCATCAGTAGATACAATATCAGCTTCAGATACGGAAGGGGATACAATAAGCTTTACTACATTTAATCAAATCGGTGCTTATTTAGATAATGTGCTAGTAAGTCCAGGTACTTATATAAACGGAGGTCCGTTAGATCCTCATGAAGATCCTTTCCAATCGAATTCAAGCGGAAACGTAATAAGAAAATCAGGAGTCTATATTAATAGCGATAAAATAAATAAATACGAATATGAAGTAAAGGTAAAAGATGCATATAACATAGAATCTTCACCTGCTACTATAACTATACCTATTACAGACGATCCAGCACCTTCTATATCCGGAGGTTCTCAATTTTATGTATTGGAATCTGCATTAGCAGGAGGAAAGGTATATGATGATGGAGAAGGTTACGGAAGTAATGCTACTAGGTTTACTTCTAATCAAAGCGTAACCTGGGATGTATCAGGCAGCAATAACAGCTTTAGTATTAATTCTCAAGGATACTTATTCCTTGATAGAGATATAGCAGGATCATCTGATTCAATAGGCAGTTCAATAAACGGAACTGTAACCGCAATTAATAGTTTTGGCACTCAAACAACCTCTAACTTTGTAGTATCGGTAACAGATAATCAAGGACCAATAATATTCTTTAGTCCAAATAACTCTAACTTAAACACTAACGGGGCAAGACCTGGTAATAGTATTGCAACAGTTACATTTAATGATAGAGAAGGTGATAGTATTGATTATAACTCTTTTGTATTAGCTCCTATCAACTATGACCCTGCCCTAATTACATTTACTAGATCAGGAAATGCATTCCTTATTCAACCTAATCAAGATCTACCAGCAGGTACTTATCAATTTGATATTTCTGTTGCAGATGATACAGGATATGGAAGCAGTGCATCTCAATTCTCTATTAATATATTACAAGCACCTTCTGGAAATTTAACACAGAATGGTACACCGTATATAATAGAATCTGCTTTAGCAGGAAGTAACATTGTAACTAACTCTAATGGTATTCCTTCTGGTAATAGAGTAGATTTAGGAGTAAATTATAATCCTAAATATAAAAATGCAACTGTACAATCATTCAGTTCATCCAATCCAGTTATAGATGTTACTCCTCAAGGGTATCTTTCTTTAGCTCAAAATATTAGTGGTTCGTCGATTGTATCAGGAGATATAATTAATACTACTATTACTTACAGTGATCAATACGGCAATACAGGAACAGGTAATTTAAATATTACTGTTACAGAAAATGCTGCTCCTACAGTTAATATAACACCAATAGGTTTAAATACAGATCAAGCAACATCTGGTACTACGATTGCTACAATAGCAATATCAGATAGTGAATCAGATACCCCTTACAATTTACAATTATCTGGAGCAGGTTCTGGATTAGTAAATCCTGTAGCAAAAAATGCAGCTTCTTCCTCTTGGGATTTAGTTGCTAATCAAAGTATAACAGCTGGTCAGTATTCAATTACTGCAACTGTAACAGATTCATTTAGTAAAGAAGGAAGCGATACAGATATATTAGAGGTAGTTAATGCAGCAGACTTTGGTAAACTTTACATTTATACTTCTACCAGAACTGGAGGCGGTACTCTAGGTAATGCTAATTATAATGGCATAATGGGAATCGCATCAACAAACTCAGAAACACCTCCTGAAGTTACTGCTTTAACAGCAGATACTTCTTCACCTATTTATAAGTTGATTAATGGAAGTCTAGGAGATTCAAGTATTACAGTTGGAGGAGGAGTATTAACTAGAAGAGCAATCGCAAGCGGATCATCTCCTTCTGAAATAATAGAAAATATAGGTAGCTTCTCAGGAACAGGAACAGTCGCTGATCAATTATTATTTATTTACCCTAGTGGATCAGATATGTCAGGTATACCAACTGATATAGCATTTTCATTCGGAGGATCAGATGATGGAGATTATGTATTAAATATAAATGATGCAGGAGGCTTTGCTAATACTATTAACGGAGCTAAAATAAATAAAATTACCTTGAGCTCAGCTCATGAAGGATATGATGATTGGTTTGTATTAGGACGAACAAGTACTAACACCTCATTATCATATGAAGCAAGATTAACAGCAGAATCTGGATCAGCACCAGTTTAAAAATAAAACAGAAGTATGCCATTTTTTGGAAATAAATTAGAATTAACACCCCTCGCTACCGGATCTGGAACAGCGCTGGCTGATATAGAGTTCATTAAAGGAGCATTCTATACAGTAGCCCAGTATACCGAATTAGCAGACATTCCGCTTGCTAGAGTATCTGAAGGTCAAATAGTTTGGGTTGAAGATGCTAGTTCTACTTACCAAGCTACTATTACTCCACCAAATTACATTAATACATTTGCCCCTACAGTTTCATGGTCTGAATTTTCCGGCTTTGGAGGAGGCGGTGGAGCAGGAAGTGGAGATATAACAGCAGTAATAGCAGGAACTGGATTAAGCGGAGGAGCATTTAGCGGTACTGCTACACTATCAGTAGATACAGGTTCTAATCATTTTGAAACTGGAGTATTAGATTTAGCATTATTTCAACAAACAGGATCAGTATTTACAGCACATAGCAAATTAGGAATTACAGGATCACTAACTTTACAAAAAGACGATTCAGGAGATGCACTATCAATATATAGTGGGTCAATAAAAACATTTGGAATAACAGGAGATGGTCTACTCAAAATGGTAACTCAATCCTCTACTCCTACCCCGACACCTGGCGCACTATATTTGGATCAAAATTATAATCTATTTATAGGTCAGGAAGATTAAAATGAACATATTTATATTAAAGCAAATAACTTAAACTCATACAGATGCCAAATTGGAAGAAGGTCGTCGTTAGTGGGTCGGGAATATCCCAACTATCAAACGATGCAAATTACTTAGCACAGTCAGATGCAGCAGCTCAACTTACAGGATCATTTACAGGTTCTTTTAGTGGAGATGGTTCTCAACTTACTGGAGTATCAAACTACACAGATAGCGATACTTTAAATTACATTAATACCAAAAACGTTGTTTCTGGTTCATCACAAGTCTCCATCTCTTCTACAGATGGTTTTGCTGTATTCAGCGGAAGTGTCAAGTCTTACACAGACGGTATTAGCTCAGATTTATCTAGCTCTGTAGGAAGTATTGTTAATCCATTAGATAATAGGATTGACAGTTTAGAAAATTTTAGTTCATCTTTAGATGCTACTTTCGCTACCGAAGCAGAAGTAAATTCTTCAGTAGCTGGTTTATCTGGATCTGCCCACGTACAGCGTGAAGCAATAAAATCTAGCTTAAATACTAGCATTGGAACAAACACATCAGCTATCTCATCATTATCTTCTTCCGCAGATAGCCAAAGAAAAGCAATTAAATCTGGATTAGATTCAGACATCACCTCAGCAGTAAGTACGCTAAGTAGCTCAGCTGATGTACAGAGAAAATCAATTGAGTCAAGCGTAACTAGCTTATCAGGATCAGCTCACAGCCAACGTAAAGCTATCGAATCATC